TGATGCGGAAATCAATGGAAACTTGACGGTGTCCGGGACAACGATTACTGGTGGAAATATTAACCTTAATACTCACACTCATAGCGGAGTTATCGCAGGTGGGGATAAGACAGGAGGTCCGCAATGATAGGAAGTCTTGGAGATGTAATATTTGAAGTTTCTGATAAAAAAGCAACTTCAATCAATAATGAACTGTCAAGGACATATAAAAGCAAAATATCTGAGCATAACGCAATATACGGTCCTGGTATGGTAAGACACCAGGGAAGAGAACTGATAGAAATAAGTTTTGGAATTTCTTTAGTTTCAACATTATTAACTGATTCCTCTCCAGTTGAAGAGCTGGATAAAATAAAAACCATGTGGGAATTTGGAGAGTATGGTTATTTAACATTCGGAGGGCAGACCTTCGGAGCTTTCCCTTTTTTGATAATAGATATGAATGAAAAAAATTCATATTTTAATAAAAAAACTTCCAGCTTTGATGTCATAAATTTGGAATTGACATTAAAGGAATATATAGATAACCCAAAATTATACAATCAGATAATAGAGCAGTTAAAAGCTCAAAAAAAAGAACAGGAAAAACTTGCAGAAGCGGAAGTTGAAAATGTTGAAGTTGAGCAAAAAACTAAACTGGATCACTTTATGGATAAAATTGATAAAGCTACAGAAAAAATAGATAAAGCGTTAGAGAAAATAGAAAATAAGAAGAATGAAATATTAGATAAGCTGGAACAGATTAAAAAAGATTACAAAGTACATGAGTTCATGAATTTATTAAGAGCTGGATTGATTACTGCAGATAAAGTGAAAGAAATGATGCAGTATACTAAAGTCATGAAATCTGAAACAGATAGACAGATATTACTTAATGTAATCAGAAACTATCTAGGAGGTCTGTAAAATGATATATGTGACATCTGACCAGGAAATAAATTATTCTCCTAAGAATTTAGTTGAAGAGGTTACAACTAATGTTGGAATGCTCTTAAGAGTATATAAAGAGGAACAGCCTCTCAACCGTGATTTTAGTTTTGATAGTGACTTGATAGATAAAAATATAAATGTAGTTGAAAATAGAATAATGTCTCAGTTGCTTGAAACATTCCGAAAGTACGAGCCAAGAGCATTACTTAAAACTACACAAATAATAATGAAAGATAAGTACAGAAATGAGTTTGAAATTACGCTGGGAATCGAGGTGATAGAGATTGAGTGATTTTGAAGATTATGAAGTAATAGATAGCGATGCATGGGAAATTAAAAGGGATATGATAAACAAGTTTCAAGAGCTGAGCGGAAGAACTCTGACTGAAGCAAGTCCAGAAACATTAATTTTTAGTACAGTTGCATATCAGTTAGCTTTACTGGAAGAGAAATATAATGATGATATTAAGCAAAACTATCTAAGATATGCCAGAAATGAAAGGCTTGACCTGAAAGGTGAAATATATGGGAACAGAGGTAAAAGGCTGGTAGAGCAACCAGCAATAGCAACTTTCAGATTTTATATATCTGGTGTTCAAGCAACTGACATAGTTATTCCAAAGGGCTCAAGAATACGTTACAATGAGCTTTATTTTGAAACTAACGAGGAATATAAAATATTGAAAGGAAATCTGTCAGTAGACGGAAAAGCTACATGTAATAAAGTAGGAACGGTTGGGAATGGGATTCCTGTCGGACAGATAAAGGATATGGTGGACATTTATCCGAATTATTCAAAAGTAGAAAACATCACGGAAAGTAATTCCGGAACAAATGAAGAAGCGGATGAAAGTTACAGGGGAAGAATAAGAGAAATTCCTGAAAGCTTTACCACAGCTGGGAGTTCAGGAGCTTATACCTTCTGGAGTAAGACGGCAAGTACAAATATTATTGATGTCAAAGTTCATTCGCCATCGGCAACTAATGTGGATGTCTATATTTGGACTGACACAGGCACAGTAAGTCAGGAACTTAAGGAAAAAGTAAAAGCAGTACTTAATGAAGAAAATGTCCGTCCTTTAACTGACAATGTGAATGTCAAGGAGCCGAACAAAATCAACTATTCTATAGATTTTGATTATTATATCGATAAAGATAATGAAACTCTTGTAAATATTATAAAATCTAACGTTGATAAAACCATTCAGGAATTTATTAAATGGCAGAAAGAAAAGATAGGCAAGGATATTAATCCAGATGAGTTAATCAAGAGGCTTAAAATAGCTGGAGTTAAGAGAGTAGTACTGAGAAGTCCTGCATTCCAAAAATTAGATTTTAATCAGATTGGAATAAATAATGGTATAACAAGCAACTATCAAGGAGTTGAAAAACTATGATAACTGTACAGGATTTAAAATTGACTTATATAGCTGCAAGTTCAACTCTGACTGATGAACGGACAAGATGGATTTACGAATCTATAGATTATGCAATATCGAATCAGAAAAAAAGGATCATGGATAAGTTTTTTCTTAATATTAATAAACTCACAGAAACAGAGATTGATTATCTGTTATGGGAGTATCATGTTGACTATGTTGGAGAAAACACCAGTCTCGAAAATAAAAGGGAGCTTGTAAAAATAGCAGTAATAGCTCACTTTAACAAGGGAACGCTTGGAAGTGTAAAAGCTATCTGTAAAATTCTATTTGGTAACGCAGAAATAAAGGAATGGTTTGAATACGGAGGACGACCGGGCTACTTTAAAATATCTACATTGGGAGAGTTGAAAGATGAAAAAGATTATCTGAAAGTACTTGATGTTATAAATGAATATAAGAATGAAAGAAGTTGGCTTGAAGCATTGACATTTGACAGGACTGCAGAGTTTGGAAAGCATATTGGGATATTTTCTGAAAAACAGATAATTAATATTCTGAATGAAAGAAACTTTGAACTTCCGTGGATGGAACAGAATTTAAGTGAAGGAATAATAAATGTAACTGTAAAAGAAAATACAATAGGGATTAGATAAGGAGGTAGTATGGCTAATTACATAGGTTGGATATTGACTAACAAAGGAAGAGAACTTCTTGCAAAGGCAATAAATAACGAGACTAAAATAAATATCACAAAATTTAAAATAGGAGCAGGATATAACATAGGAAATGACAGAGAATTAACAGATTTACTAGATAAAAGGAATGAATTTCCAGTCAATTCTTATGAAAGAAAAGAAAATGGAATAGTGGAATTTACTTTCATTGTTTCTAACAAAACTGGAAGCGGTACAAGTACAATAACGAATTCATATAAAATTTCAGAGATGGGAATTTATGCTCAAGATGATTCAGGAACAGAAATTTTATATGCTTACAATAAAGGGACTGATGGAGATTATATCCCAGTTTATAACGGCAAAAATGCGATAGACATAGTAGAGAAATGTATTATTATAATCGATCAGGCTGCAACATTGAATGTAACAATAGATAATTCAATGACATATTTAACAAGAGATTCAGCAGACAGAAGATATTTGGAAATACAGGCATTGGCTAAAATTATTGGATTAGAGTACGGCGGGAACATACAAGACATAGGAACAAAGACAACAGGAAAATTTTACTATGACAAGGCACTTAGATATTATTACGAGTGCATTGTGAATAATAGTTTAACTTATAATGATGGCTCTAAGTTTAGAGCAATTTCCAACAAGCCGATTTCGGATAAATTGGAAAATTTATCTGAAATAAAAAAATATAAAAATACTGAAATAGACAGTAGAATATCTATGTATTTTGAAAAATGCTCTCTAACAAAATCAGGTAATATAGTAGTTTTTAACGGATTCTTAAAAAATAATTTTAATCAGTATATTAATATAGCAGGTACTGTATTATTTGAACTTCCGTTTAAACCAAGCGAAGAAACATGGGTTGAACCTTATTTCACAATCAGAAAAAATGGATATTTTGAGGTAGGAGCACATGGAATTTTTGAAATCAATAAATTTAAAAATCCGAGACATTTAAATTTTACTTATATATGCGAATAAAATTTCCAATTTACGCATAATTAAACAATAAAAATAAGGAGGTATAAAAAATGATAATAAATATTTATAACAAAGAAACTCTTGAAATAATGGGGAGACCTGTTATTTCAAGCTTAGAAGATTTTAAAGCAAATCCAAAAGTATTTTATCCAGACTTTGATGTCTCAAGAAATTTAATTTCAGAAATTGAATATCAAAATCCAATTATGGAATCAGGAAATATAAGAGAAATGACAAAAGAAGAACTCTTTAAAAAAGGTAAATATACTCTTGCAAATAATGAGTTAATTGAAAATGGAAGAATAAAAACCGTTAATTTATCTGAATTTGAGTACATAGAAGACAATCAGGTAAAGTACAGAAAAGAAGAAAAAATTGAAAAACTGAAAGAAGAATTATATCAGTTAAGACTTGAAAGAGAGAAAAAGCCTTTTGAGTTTGAAGTTAAAGGGACTAAGTACTTGCAATACAACAGAACGATAGACCAAAGCAACATCACGAAAGTACTTTTTGCTCTTGTTTTAAAATTTGTTTTAGGACTTGCAAAACAGATTGCTACAGGAAAAAAACTGAACTTAGCACAAGTTATGACAGATTTTATGTCTACAGAATATGAGAATTGGAAATTTTATACTGAAGACAATTCGGAAAAATATGTAAATGTTAGTGTGCAAAAATTTATTGAGATGTCAGAAATAATGCGAAAGCATACAACAGCTTCAATGGTTACTGAAACAACACTTTCGCATAGTCTGCTGACTAAATCAGTAGAAGAGCTTAAAAAATTCAAGGCAGAGGAAGAATACAACAAGCTGTTTGAAAATGAAATTAGGGGGTAATATGGCCACAAAAATAGCATTAACAGGAAATGAAATTAATACTAGAAGTGTTTTTAAGCAAAAAATTGCTGAAGAAATTTTGGAAGAAATTAGAAAAACAGCTTCTAAACCAAAACTAAAACCAAATCCAGTATTTGTTGGATATTCACAAATCGGAGGAGAAGCACTTAAAAAAGTTATTTGCGAATAAAGGAGGTAATATGCAGTTGGAAAAGAATAAGCTATATATTAGCTTTCATAAGCCAAAAACTCCAATTGGATTTCTAATATCTTTATGGACACTAGGTAAATATTCTCATTGTGAGTTTATCTATAACAATGAAGTATATCTGTCAAATCCTGGAGGAGTGCGTAAACAGAAATATAAATATAAGAAAAACTTCGATATCTATGAGCTAGATAGCCGAATCGATTCGGCAGATATACTTGAATTTTTTGGAGAAAAGCAAGGCAAAGGATATGACTATCTAGGCATATTAGGACAGTTTTTCTATGCTAAAAAGGTTCAAAATGATAACAGATTTTTCTGTTCTGAATTTTGCTTAAACGCAATCGATTATGCCTTGCAATTTACTTTGACATATAAATTGAAGTCTTTGAAAGATAGAGAAGGTTATCAATTTAATCCGTCAAAATTATATAGATATTTAAAAGAAATGGAATTACTGGGAAAGGAAGTAAAATAATGGATAGATTTAAGAAATTTTTAGATTATATTTTTGAAGTAGAAGGTGGTTACACTGATGACAAAAATGACAGAGGTGGTAAAACTACTTGGGGTATAACGGAAGAAGAAGCAAGAGATTTTGGATATACTGGAGATATGCGAAATTTAACAAAAGATTTTGCAAAGAATATTTATCTGAAAAAGTATTATTTAGGGAATAAGCTAGATAAAGTTAAAAATGATAAAGTAGCATTATCAATATTTGACTGGGCTGTAAACAGTGGAAGAAGAGGAATTAAAAAGGCTCAGATTGTAGCAAATAAATTTGGAGCAAACTTAGTCATAGATGGAATAGTTGGAAACAAAACATTGGAAGTGATAAATGGTATAAATCCTGAAGCATTTCTGAAAGAATATCATGAAATACAGAGAATATTTTACAAAAATCTTGCGGCAAGGGATAGCTCACAGGAAGGATTTTTAAAAGGTTGGCTGAATCGTGTGAAAATAAAAGAAAAATTTATTGAAAAGGAGATGGTATAAAATGAGAAAAGTGATATTGAATATTGGACATGGAGGAGTTAGAAAGGATCCGGGAGCATGTGCAAATGGATTTGAAGAACATGAATGGAATAAGGACTTTGTGAACAATTATATTGTTCCTGAATGTAAAGAACAAGGTCTTGAATATGCTGTAGTCTACCAGGAATATTATTCCACATTGCCACAGAAAATAAACGGAATTGCGAATAAAGGCGATGTTACTCTATCGTTTCATTTAAATGCAGCTGATAAAACAGCTACAGGTGCCGAAATGTTATTTTGGCACAAATCAAAAAAAAGCAAGGAACTAGCGGAATTTTTGCAAGAAGCAAATATTGAAGCAACTCACTTGAAAGATAGAAAAATATTACCTCGTGATTTTGCAGACAGAGGAGCAACACTATTAAGAAAAACTGTGACACCTTGTGTCATAGTTGAAAGTGGATTTATAACAAACAAAAATGATATGGAAGTATTAGAAGAAACAAAAAAGGAGCTGGCAAAATATTATGTAGCAGCTATTAAAAATTATTTTGAAACTTCAGTTTAAGACTCAAAATTTTAAAAAATTAAGCCTAAAAAAATTTATAGGCTCAAAAAAACAAAAAATTGAGTCTATAGAAAAAAACGGCTTGCATATTTTTAATATAAGAGCTTTAAAATAATTTTAGATAATAAAAGGTCATCTGACAGGATAAAATTCAAATTTGAGCCTGTCAGGTGGCTAGAATAAAATATAATATAAAACAAACAAAGGAGAAGATAATTATGGACAAAATAGCAGCAAAAATTTATATAACAGGGAAAATTATAGAATTAGGAAAGACATTAATTTATAAAACAGAAATATTGAGTAAAGGGAAAGCTGGAATAGAAAAATTCAAGGAAGTATATGATGGTTTTTGGAAAAAATTAGAGGATCTGCTGGAAAAAGAAAAAACAATTGACAGACCTTTTATTCCAAATTTTGTTGAAGAAATAGGGGAAGAAGCATTAACAATAGCACTGGAGGAGGCTAAAAAGAACTGCGATTTAAGAGTAGTATTACAGGATATATTTAACATTGAAAAGAAGGAAAATCCTGCTGCACTTTAGCAACTAAGGGGGAAAAATGTTTTTTAAAGAAATAAGCGAACTGGGAGTGACGGTAGTAATATGTGGGATATTTCTTTATTTCGCAAAAACTATATTTGACTTGATGATTAAGGACAATAAGAAATATTATGAAGAAATCTTAGTAAAATTAGAATATGCTGAAAACAGAAGGAGTACACTTATAACTCAAAATGAAAAACTTGTGGAAGTTCTTAATCGTTTAGAAGAACGGCTAAGGACTGAAAAAGTGACTGGGAAAGCGTTAGAAATGATACTGACACTCCAGATTCAAGATATCAGGTGGGCAATACAGAAAAAAATAATAAAATATATTCAAAAAAATCACTTGAAGGAAA